AAATTAAAACTATCTGCACTCTTAAGATGACCACCCCAAGAAGCCAAGAATAGATTTAATTTAATCAAATTATTTTCTTTTGTATATCTCTTAATTTTTCTTTTTGCCCTTACAACACTATCTTTTCTAATTAACTTATAATTTCTTGTTATTCTATAACCTAAAAAGTTTAAAGGTTTCGTTTCTACCTCATTTATATACCATTTGCTAAAATCTAACTTCATAAAAATATGTATGAACTTTTCTAGTTTCTTTTGATAGATAAATAATTCTTTTTTACTGTTTGATAATATGACGGTATCATCCATATATCTATAATAATTTCTTGCTCTTAATTTTGTTTTAACAAATCTATCAAAAATATGTCCATAGATATTTGCAAAAAGTTGAGATAATAAATTTCCAATTGGAATACCAAACTTTCCTATAAAAAGAAGCAATAAACTAATTACTTTTAAATCACTGATTTTTCTTCTAATTTCATTTAATAATATCTCTGTATTTATTGAATTGAAATATTTTCTAAAATCCATTTTTAGATAATAAACTTTTGAATTTTCTGACAATTGTCTTATCCTTGATTGAACATCTCTTACCCCTTTATGAGTTCCTTTATTTTTTCTACAAGCATAAGAAAAAGGATAAAATCCACCTTCAAATATTGGATTTATGATATTATTTATAGCATGTTGAACAACTCTATCTTTGAACGGCAACGAATAAATAACTCTTTTTTTTGGCTCAAAAACTATAAATAAATTGTACTCACCTATTTTGTAAGTTCCATCCTTCAATTCTTGATATATTTCATTTAGATTTGACTCCAAATTATCTTTAAAAATAAGATGGGAGTTTGTGTATCTATTACCATTACAAACAGCTAATTGATAAGCTAATCTAATATTATCTATATTTGCTATTTTGCTGTAAAGATTTCTAAATTTTTTACCCATCATATTTCCTTCATTTATTTTTGCTATCTTTTGCTTTCAATTTTTCGTTACTCACAATTTTATAGACCTTGTAATTTATTTACTTTCGTAGGACAAAAAAGCTGACCATATTTTTTATAAAGTCTGCCGTATAGCTCTTGAGCTATACGAGCATAATTGACTATTTTATATCCTCACAAACACCAAAAAACCCAATGTTCCAATTCGAATTCCAAACATAGTTGTTCAAATTCAAAGCACGGGAACCGCACGGATTAGTGGAAGTGTTGTCTTCTTTGCCCTTATCTTTTGTTCTTAATCCAGCTATTCAAAATAGCACCAACTTCATTCAATAATATACTTGCTTGAGTATGTTGTTTCTGGCTAAACCCCCTGTTTTTAGTTAAATTTCCTTTAAATCTTTGAACATCTGTCAAAAATCTAAGATGAAAGCGAATACTTGATAAATTACTATCTGCTTCATACAACTTACTTATCTGATTGCTCTTAATTGATTTGTAAAATAAATCAACTTGATTAAATAATAATTCAATAGTTCTATGTTTTACAACACCGTGTTTTCGCTCAATATTCTGTAAAATTGGATAAGTATAATTTAAAAACATTTCATACTTTTCAATTATTATTAAATTAGTCACCGTTTCGTTTCCACTTCACTGTTTATCTTTGTTTCATGTTTCGACAAACACCAAAAAACCCAACGTTCCAAACCGAACTCCAAACATAGTTGCCCAAATGCAAAGCACGGGAACCGCACGGATCAGTGGAAGCGTGTTGCTCTTGACCACCTAATAACATCGAAACAGGAGTGTTTGAAGGAGCATACATATATCCACGATTGTCTGTCAGTCCTATTCTTTCTGCGAAATCACTATTTCCATATCCATTAAATAAATCTTTACTCCAGTACCATTGTGTTGATGTTGCCATCTCAATACCATATTTAGAAGTTAATTCAGGAATATGAGTAATAATCCCATTTGTTACATATCCTAATTCATTTGCACTCTTTTGTTCTACAACACCATATGAAGATTCTTGAAATTCTGCATAGCTTGGTAATTCCATACCGCAACTTGCAACAATCTCGGTAGCATTAAACTGTGTTAACTTACCGTAATTAATTATTCCATTTCCACCTTTAGAGAGGGGTATTTTAGGAATTTTCCTTCCGTTTGTTGCAGAACCAGCCGCTATCTTTGCAGGAGACCCATCAAGTGCATAAGGAGATGCGTAACCTCTTATCGCATAATCTTCATCAGCTGGGTATATATCTCTCCAGAATACCCCATTTATTTTTGATTTTCCTTCAGGAATGCCATTTTCAGGAAGTTCGTTCAAAGTCCATATTGAGTATTTGTTTATCCCTTTTATATTATCAATGTCGTTCTGATTTTTAGAAGTTGGAGATGTAGCGACATATTTAGATAACAATTCATTTACAGGTGTTAGGCTGTAATGAAAACCACCTATTGTGTCAATCCGTCTATCTGTTGTTATTTCTGTTTCGCTAAAATAATAATCTTTCCCTTTTATAGGGTTATCAACTGTTAAGATTTTACCATTAACTAAAATCGTATCATTTCCAATTTTAGTTGGTAATTCCATATTTAGAATTTTTGTATCTAAAAATTGTTTTATCTTGTTTAAACTATTTAACTCAGCATCTTGAATTGTTTCCAATAATTCCTTTGTCTTCTCATCTAACTTTACCCCTGAATTATCATATTTATCTAACAATGATTTTGCATTACCATTCATTGCTGTAAGTTCTTCTAATAACTTATCATACATTCAAAACCCCCTGTGCTATTAATTTATCTTGTAAAAAAAGAGTGTGAGCAGTATTTGCTATAAGTGGGATTATAAAAATATTATTTGCTTCACTTGGAGTTATGTACTCATCTTTTTTAAACACTATTGTTGAAGCTTCTCCACTAATCGTGATTTTCACTTCCTGCTCTCCTCCGATACCTGTTACAAATTTGATAGGTTCTGTAGGAACTGTACAAACTGTCAAATCTTCATTTGTTTGTAGCAAAATGCCACTATTCCAAGAAGTGAAATTATCCTCTTTTGGTATTATGATTGAAGCTGTTAATACACCGTTCACATCAAAATACACACTATGAATATCAGCAGTAAAATATATCTCACTGTTTTCATCAACTAAACTAAACTTTGTAATTGAATTAAAAAGCTTGTCATTTAAAAGTTGTATTCCATCTTTATGAGGAAGAGCAACTAAACCGTCCATACGACACCTCCTGTAATGTTAAGTTTCATGTGTGAACTAAAATCTAATTTATTTTTCAATTTAATATTTATGGCACTACCTCCTCCTGTATTTATATTTCCGATAGAACGAGGATATTTGATATTAAATCCAGCAAATTCACTTCGAATATTTTTCGACTTCTTAATAAGCCCTGCAGTATTTAAGAATAATCGCTCATCGTATTTAATAGACTTATCATTTTGAACATTTATCAAAACACTAAATTGACCAATTCTAAGCTTCTCTTTATCTTCAAACCACTCAATAATTTGACCATTACTAAAATAAACCGATATCGCATCTTCAACCGCACCGATAGTTCCAATCGTTTTTTTGTTGAAAGTTTTTAAATAAATCCTAGCTTCGTGTTCAAGCATATTGTCGATATTTGCACATTTGTGAACGGCTATATGTTGTAAAACTGAGATGTCACATAGCATTGGGTCATTTGTCAAATTTGAATAATCAGTTGTTGCTAATTTGTCAATAAGAACTGCAAATCTTTGAGCTTGTAAAGTTTCGTTATTTGGAAGTAAACTCATAACACAGCCTCTTTGAAAGTAAGAATTAGGCTCTTAATCTTGATTATTTGTTTTTTAGTGATTATCTTATCTTCAAAACTACTATGTACACGATAAACACCATCAATATGACATTTACGGATAAAATCGCTTGAGATTAAATTTTGACCGATAAAAAAAGAATTATCAAAGTTAGCTCTGATATTTTTCTCTATTTCTGATTGTTTCAACAAATCAAATACTTCTATAACTGCACTCAGTTCTAATGTGATCATCTCAGCAGGTGCAACTATTACATTGTCCCCAAGTGGTCTCACATATTTAGCATTACAAGCTTCACGAACCCTTTGAAGCATAAGTTCGTCAACACCGCTAAATGAAGCCAAATAGATATTTACATCAAGTACATTTTCATCCAAAACAACAATATCATCTATTCTACTATCAGCCGTAACAGAATGATAAATGTAAGCACTTTCACTTCCTGCAGTTGAATATCTATCTGCTGAACTGATTATTCTAAGTCTGTATCTATCATCGCTTTCAGCTTCTTTACCATTTGCAAAAATATCAAGTTGTTTAATTTGAAGAGCGTAAGTAAGTTCTGTAATCAATCTTTCTGTTTTGATAAAACTTTGATTTGTATAGTTTTCTAATTCAACTCTTACTATTGCAACTGTATTTCCTGCAAAGATTGTTACATCATCAACAGTGTGAGCTTTATAGTTGTCATCATCGCTATTTAATACAATCCCTGCAGGTAGTGTTATATCTTCAACCTGTGGAGCTAAAAGAGTAAATTCAAAGTTAGTATAAGGATATTCCCCCTCATCTCTAAATATATTTACACCGCTACCTAAATGGTCCAGATTAACTCCAGTAGCCGTTGTGATTAGTAATTGTTTGATTGTCTCTTTTTTATCGTTTTGATTATGAATTTGTCTAAGTGTTAATACCCTTAATTTCTTCATATATGGGTCTGACTCCAATGGAAGCCAATTGGTATTTTCTGTACTAAGCTCTACTTTTGCAAGAGCAACATTTTCAGCCAATAACTCATCAAAAGTTTTTAAACTAAAAGTTGTAGGCTCTGGTAAAGAGGAAATCTTTTTTTGTAAATCATCATACATTCGCAACACCTTTTATATTGTAAAAATCAATCTGTACATCAAAATAAACTTTACCAATTCCAATATCTTGAGTGTCTATTTTTGCCCCTTTGAATTTTAATCTAGGGTCATGTTTACAAGCATCTTTTAGACATCTTTTAAAGTCAATTATCCAAGAACCATCAAAGGATTTGTGTTTGAGTCTAGGTAAGATAGTTCCATAGTCAGGTTTACCAATTACACTCCCTTTTAAAGTTGTAAGTGCATCTATAAAGCTTTTTTCAGCCCTAACTGCATAACCATCTAAGCCAATTGGTAAAGTGCTATTTAAAATATCTATCATCATTTAACCTTGTATGTTCCTGCGGATGAACCAGCATTTACAGGAACTTCAGCAGATAAAGTTATATGTTCAACAACTGCTTTAGCGATTGCATCACATAATTTAGTATTTTGAGAAATACTCTTAAAACCATCAGCTTTCAGATTTGCTTGAATTTTTGAAGATAATTCATTACTATTCAGTGCCATTATTTTTTCGCCTTTGTGTTTGAGCTAAAATCGTGATGTGGTAAGCCTGTCAAGGCACAAATACAATTACCTGTAACGACACCTTTCCCACCAAGTCCCAAATCAATATTTGGGCTATCAATATTCACTTTTTTTGATACAACAGTTGCTTTTGGGCAATCTATCAAAACATCTCTCGCAGTTTGTATCGTGATTGAACAGGGAGTATTTAGAGTGATTTCTTTTGATTTTGTATTGTGTATATAAGTAGTTCCATCATCGAACTTCTGAACATAAGTATCTTCGTTTGCTTCATCTGGAAGCGGTATGTTTTTGTAAGTGAGATTTCTATCTACAAAACCATCTTCATTATTTCCAAATGGATTAAAAACTATGACTTGGTCGTTTATTCTTACAGGAGTATGCACCACTAAAAAAGAAGATGCTTGAGTCTTAACAGGAAGCCAATTTGTAGTTCTGTTATCAACACTAACTTTTACCTCAAGCTTTTTACCTGCTAACTCAGTCGTGTATCTAAATTCAGTTATTTTGCCGTACTGTATCATCGTTATTTCATTTTGATTAAATCTAACAGTCGCTCTTGATTGAGTGCCATTTTATCAATTTTATTACCAACACCAATGTAACACTCTTTTGTGTTTGCTCGTTCTATCTCTAAAGTTTCATTCAAGATTTGTACAATCTCTTTATGTTGCTTTTGGCTATCTTGGTACATAATGATAAATTCTTTTTGATTGTTTGATGTTTTTGTGATTGCCTCTGATAAATCTGTTTGATGTTTTTTATCTTTTAATATAGAAAATAATAAAACGGCTGAAACAACCAACAAGACAACTACACTTATTCCTAAAATTCCGTATTCAAAATATGCATTAGCTGTATTTAATAATAGTTTATCTGACACTTCTTTTTCCAATCTCTTTTTAAATTGCATTATTCTAATAAGTTGTAGTTAGATTAATCAATGTGGTTTTTTAGTATAATCTGTAAAAAGGAAAGTTATGAATAAGTTAAGAAAATGGTTGATGTATTTGGTTGTAGGATTTTTTGTTCTTGGGATATTGGGAAGTTTATTGCCTCAAGAAGAACAATCTATAAAAAAAGAAGTAATAGAGCCGATAGCTCAAAAATCAAAACCCATTATTTACAATTAAAATCACGGAGCTTTAGTAACAAGTTTTAGTTATGCATTACAAGCAAGTGTATTGTGCAATAATTTAAGTATGAGAGTAGATACACCAAGTAAGGTCAAAGATAAAATAGGAATAAAAACAGACATAGCACAAAGTATTTACAAGAAAGATTATCTATTCGGTATAAATTTAGCATCAACAGATGAAAAAGGTAATCTTTGTAAAGAAGCTTGGTTACATTTTGGATGCAGTGGAGATATTGAAACAAACTTACTTCAAGAAAATCCTTTTAAAATAGAAAATCCAGAACTTTGTAAATACTAGTCACTTATTTTTTGATACAATTTGATAAAAAAAGGATTTGTATGAAAAGTATTTTGTTTAGTTTTTTGTTGGCTTCATTTTTGATTGCTGATACAAGTGTAAGTTTGGCTGATGAGAATAATTGGAATAAAGAAAGTATAAAGAAGTTACTAACTATCAACAATATAGCCACCGACTCATTAAATGATGAAACATATTTCTATCTACAAAGTGAATTAGAAAAATGTTCAAAAACCAGCTATAAACGATGTAGTGTAAATACTTTTAAATTAGAAAAGATGTCAAACAGCACACTAAGTAATAAAATAGACAATGCTCTTAAATCATTATCAAAAGAAGTAACTACCGATAGAAAGAAAAAAGAGTTACCAAAGGATGAGAAACCAAAAGAACGAAAACCGCTTTGGTAATATTTTATTCCTGGCACAGTCACATAAAATTAATATCGATTAGTCACATATTACTTAGCAGCTGAGACACATTAGCTTTTTAATATTCTTCCAACCACAATCCCAAGAATATCAAGGTATTCTTGGCTTTCATTACTTTTTATTACTTCATCGCTATAAGCTTTATTGCAAGATGAAATTATTATATCTCCATTGCACATGAATTTTAGATTTTTAACCATAATTCCGTTGATTGTCTGAATTACATATTTTCCATCGTTGAGATTGTAAGATTTATTTTCTGTTGGATTAAATAAAATAATATCATCATCATTTACATAAGGTGTCATACTATCTCCAATTACAGGAACTGCGATGATAGGTTCATTTACATATTTTCTTTTTATCGAACCATTGTCTACATATAAAAAATCACTTACTTTTAAAACATCAACAACACCACTACTTCCTGCACCCACATAGCCGTCAATTAATGGAATTCTTATTGTATGCTCAACGACTTCTTTAATCCGAGGAGCTTTATTACTAATTATTTTATTGATTGCTTTATCACTATCATCGAAAAGATATTGCACTGGGATATCTAAAATATGAGCTATTGCCTCAATTACTTCTATTTTTGGGTTTGTCCCATTTTCCCAACTGCTAACATTGATTGATTTAACATCAACACCTATCAATTTATTTATCTTATCTGCTAACTCAGATTGTTTTAAACCTGTAATATTTCTATATTTTTTTAATAGTTCTGAAAACATACCACCTCCTAATATACATAATTAAATTATACTTTATCGGAATATGATTAAATTATAATTTCTGAATATAAATGACTTTAATTATATATTAACTACAATCTAATTATAATTCATACAATACAAGGATAAAAGAATGTTAAATGATATTGATAACTTTACTGAAAAATTAAAAGATATTAAAGCCGTGGATATTGCTAAACTCGTTGGAGTTTCGAGAAATATGGCAGAAAAATACAAGGCATTTTCGAGCTATCCGCGTTTAGATAAAGCGGTGTTGATTGAAGATACTTTTAATATCCCTGCTCGTTTTTGGGTTGATGTCCGAAAACAGAGAGAGCTAAACAAATGATATATTCAACATCAGATATAGCCTCTTTTTTAGGAACTGAACGAAATAATGTACATTATTACATCAGAAAAGGATATTTAAAAGCAACTATGGTTGATGGAAATTATGAAGTTTTAGAAAAAGACTATCATGCTTTTAGAGATGAATATTATGACACTGGCAAGAGAAATTCCTCAAGAGGTAAAAATAAAAAGTTATCAGAACACCAAGTCAAAATAATAGCTTTTGTCGTTTCAGATATACAAAACGATGAAATCTCGCTTCAAGATTTCACACAAAAATATAAAAAAGATGCCGAGAAAATCCCAAACTTCCAAGACTTCATAATTTTCAAACGAGATATGTGTATCAAGTATGATAATAAAAATAAAGGTTATAGATACAAAAGACTTGCTGATGAGTATGGCTTATCCGTTCGAAGTATCGAAGAAATCATAAATCAAGAGAAAAGGAGCAATTTTTAGTTTTTAAATTTGTAGGTTATTTCAAGTATCTTTTATCCAATGTTAAGTAAATCGTGTGTATAATTTTTTAAATCTAATTATAAAAGGTTCAAACAATGACAGACTTAAGATATACAGTTCCTCCAGAACTATCTTTGTTTCCAAACATTCGATATAAGAAAAAACGAGTCAACTACTCAATAAGTGAAGATTTAGTTCAAGATTTTAATACTTATGCTGATAAAGAAAATCTTAATCGGTCGGCAGTTTTAGAAGCTTTTATGAGAAATTTTTTAATTCAGGTTGGAGTTAGAAAAGAAAATCAGACATAAAAAAAGGTTGAGTTAGAAACTCAACCTAATCTTATTAAGTAGGCACATAGTACCGTTCGTAGTTGCTCGTATTATAACCTACTTAATATTTAATAAACTTTAAAATAAGGTAATAATAATGAGCAATATAAATAGCAATGAACCGACGATTGAACAATTAAAACAATCTCTTGATATAGTAACAGTAGCACAAATGTATGGAGAACTTTCCAAAAGTGGTGCTAACTACAAATTCAAAGATGACTCAAGTATCGTCATAAATCCAACAAAACAAATTTTTAGCAACTTTAATGGCGACATTAAAGGTGGCTCAGTCCTTGACCTTGTCATGTATTTTGAAAAACTTGACAGTACAAAATTAGGTATTGAACGACTCAAAGAGTTAAGTTCACTTGATACTTATACGGTTGACCCTGCTTTACAAATAAAGAGAAAAGAAGAAGCCGACTCTAAAAAAGTTATTGATTTTCAAAAACTTGGTTATATCGGTACACTGGAGCTTAAAGCAGTAGGCTCTAAAAAACCTGCTCAATATTTAGAAGGAAATAAGCTTGTAGCTTTTCTTATTTTTAAAGAATTTGAAAAACTTTTTGAAACAAAAAGACTACCTGCTGAGTATGGAAGAAAAATTGATTATCTCTTTACTAATATATTGGGTTGGAACGATTTCTTTAAATGCCCTAGCATCATACTTAGAGATGATACTAATAAAATAGTTGACATTATCGCATACAGACCAAACAAACCAGAGAACTATGACAAATGGGACAACCCTAAGTATATCTATAAAAATTCACATAACAGAGGCGATAATTTCCTTTACCCTTTTAAAAAAGAAGTTGAAACGATGTTAAATAAACCAACTGCAGACAAATTTCTTATTGTTGGTGAGGGCATCAAAAACGGCTTAAATGCTCTTATTTATTCTGTACCTTTTATAACTCTTGAAAGCTCATCAAACAAGATAAGTGCTCATCTAGTATCTTATATTAGAAGTTATAGTGAAAAAGGTTACAGCATCATAGGGATGTTTGATGGGGATAAGTCAGGTGCTAAAGCTCATGAGGATTTTGTCACTCAATCAGGTTTACAGATAAATAACTTCTTAGACTTTAATAGCGGTCTTGATTTTGTAGATTATCTACAGTCTGGAGAGAACAAATGAGTAATGAGACACAACAGTTGCAAAACACTGTGACCAGCCAGACTAATAATATAGCTTCAAAAATTCAAGCTATCAAAGATAGTGCGAAAATGAGTTTAACAAGCGATGATGATTATTTCAACAAAGTAAGTAATTATCTCATTGATGTATCACTAATTAGAGAACAAAATAAGCTTCACAATGATGGAAAGTCATCTGCAATATTGAGCGAATTTATCGAAGAGAAAAAAGAGATTGAAAAACGATATGATGGAACTGCAAAGCTAGATGAAAAATTAGGTGAACTTGAAATGGCTTACTTTAAATATGCCAAAAAGAATGCTTCGTATGACAGATTGGGACAAGCTACACTATTTTATGACTCAATTACAGACACTTATGTAAGAATATCAAGATACACAGATACTGATAGAGATGGAACAGAACACGACCGTATCCGAACAGACAGATTTAAACCTGCAACAATCAATAAGTACATCGACCTTGAGTCTAAAAAACTCGCAGGTGTACATATAGATACTAAATTCAGAACTACTATATTAAGAAATTTCAAGCCGTACATTAAAGAATTTGCACCTTTAAAACCTGCTTTCTATGGAGAGTTTTTTAATACATATAAGCCAAATGGATTTTTAGATGTTCAAGTTGAAAACATTTTACAGATTGAAAAATTCGTGGAAATCTCAATGCCACAAAGATACCCAATAATAAATGCATTATTAGAAAATATAGCTCCATATATAGATGAGCGAGTATTTTTACTCAACTGGTTAAGCACGATTTTAAACACAGCTAAAAAGACCAAAACAGCAGTTATTTTAAAAGGTATTCAAAGAACAGGTAAAGGGGTATTTGCTTCTAAAATCATTGAATATGCAATGCATGAAAGCAACTGTTTTGTTGCTACAAATGCCAATCTATCAGATAATTTCAATAGCTACTTAGAAGATAAACTGTTTATCACTTTTGATGAAGTCAAGGGAGATTTCCACAAAGATAAAGATATAGCAAATAAAATCAAGCTAATAGTATCAGAAGAGAACATATCTATCAGAACGATGCACACTAACCCGTATATGATTAGATTTACAGCTAACTGTATATTTTTAAGTAATGAAGATTTGCCAATACCAATGGATCAAAGTGATGAGCGATTATCTGTAATAGAAACCAAATCAAAAACATTGTTTCAAGTAGCTCAAGGGATGAACTTAGACTTAACTCAATTTATAGAACTGTTAGAAAAAGAAAGGGATGCATTTTTAGTTCACTTGAAAATGTGTAAATTCAACAAACAGTTAGCTATGTCGACAATTCAAAATAAAACTAAAAAAGCTATTCAAGATGCAACTTCTACCACTCAAGCTGTTTTGAAAACTGCATTTAGAAGTCAAGATATAGAAACTATATCAGAGATACTTGAAGAAGCTATCCAAGATACTAAAGATATTACTTTAATTAAATCTGAGGTTGAAAGTTTGGTAAGTGGCGAATATGAGATGACTAAAATTAAAAAAACAATCCCATTCTCAACTACAAATATCAATATGAAAACAATGTTTATAGAAGAATTTAAAGCAGGTCTATTGTCAAACACAAGCTTAAGATGGTTTAGCATAGTTACAAATATTGAACACATTTTAAAATCAGATACTAAATTTGGTAACTTTTGGAACTTGGTACTAAATCAAGCGACATTAATAAAACTAAAATGGGAAGAGAATAGAAGTATTGATGGAACTATTAATAAAATTGAAATGACTCAAAGTGAGAAATTTAGAGCCGTTAATCAGCATACTGACTTGGATACATTCCACTTTAATAAAAAGACTTTTACATTCATAGGAAAAAATACTGCAGTCGAAATTTTAGAAGATATCTTCTAAAAACACCATCAGAAACACTAACCCGACCATTAAAAACGGGTTAGAAACACATAAGAAACACCACAAAAACACCATCAGAAACACCGCAAACCCCTATAAATAGGTAAATTATAATTTTTTCTATTTTTTCATACTTTTCTTTTTTTAAAAAATATTTTTTTATTTCAATGTTTTTATTTTATTTCTTTAAAATCGTTATAAATACCTACAATATGGGCTTCATAGTGCTTTTGTGTGGTGTTTTTGTGGTGTTTCTTATGTGTTTTTTATGTGTTTCTTGTAGTGTTTTTAGTGTTTCTTACTCTCTTTGGTGTTTTTGTAAAAAATCTTTTAGAAAAGAGTTCTTTGGATTGTCGACGAGCTTCTCAAATAGAAAGAAATAAAAAAACCACATTGATTAATCTGCTCGAATTTTGAGAAAATCAAGAAATTAAAATAAAAGAGGTGCAAAAAAATGGCTCATAAAATAAAAATGACATGTCTTGAAATTACGACCGAAACAAAGCAACAAAGTTTTGATATATTATTACGGCTTTCAGGCTTTAATTTAGCCTCGTTTAGTTCTTATATGTGTAAACCGATAGAAGAGGTGCAGGAAGCCCCACAATGGGCGGAAAACTATCTAAAAGATATAATTGACTTAGATATTCAACATCTGAGTTATATTATCAAAGATATCAAAGCTCAAGGCTTGATGATGGATTATGAAAATGCAGTTCTTGCAGTCAAGGAACACATTTTAAATAATACAGATGTAGGCTCACAACCATTAATCATAAAACTTTCAGAAGATGCAAATATAAAAGCTTCATATATCGTTCATGCTACAGAAGTGCTTATGGACTTCATAACTAACACTCAAACACTAGATACTTCATTAATCAACTCAGAGGCTTAAAAAATAATTCCTGACCGTCACAGAACCGTGAAGCAGCTCAGTCACGGTCTACTTAAATATATAGTTCACACTTGCAGGATATCACACCATCATATTTAACTATGCTTGAGATATTTTATTATTAGATTTAAGAACCAAACAAACAATCAAGAAATAAATATAAAAGCTTTGTATAGATATTCACTTTGTATCAAATTTTATAATATATATTAAAATAATACTATACATACTAATATATTTTTATACTTTCCTAATACTTCCAAATTATAAGTTATTCACACAATTATATATTATTATAATAATATACATAGTTATTCACATATTTAATCATTTTATAGCTATTATGTGAATAAAAAATAACTGTTATTTTAGCACTTATTCACATCAAATAACAGTTATATGTGAATAACTAACCGTTCACAGAGTACCTTATAAACACCTTAATAACCGTTAGTCATCAACCTTAAAGTTTGCTTAGTCCTGACTAACGGTTATTTAATTATATAATTAAATAACCGTTAGTCAGGACTAAGCAAACTTTAAGGTTGATGACTAACGGTTATTAAGGTGTTTATAAGGTACTCTGTGAACGGTTAGTTATTCACATATAACTGTTATTTGATGTGAATA